CGACGCGCTCGGGGCGTCCAGAACGCTCTAAGTGCTTGGCATCGACGTTCGCATCGCCGACGTGCACAGGAGACGCAGTACGGGTGATAAGGCCGTACTGACGTTCCTCCATGCGCAAAAGGCACTTAAGCAAGGCACCGTCCCCCTCAAGAGGATCGAGAGGAGGTTCGGCACTAACGTAGTAGCCCTTAACTAGGGGGCTGTTAGTGAATGGATCCAGCGTATGGAATTCATATCCCAACGCTGATTCCCTGCCTAGCATCGGTGAGGTTGGAGCTACATTGGGGAAGTGCTTTAGCAACTCCCTCAAGTAGTCATCCATCCATCCCGCGGCCTGCCACAAACCAGCCCAGTAGAACTGGTTACGTAGCGAAACAGCGGAAATAACACCGATCGCATCCTGCCGTTGTGTCGGAAGTACTTCGCGAACCTTGACAATTGACACGTCATGGCCGTCGTAGTATTCCCGTCCGCAAGACTCCCTGAACCTTCCGGTCCAGAAGGACTTGCTAACGTTGACCTGGTGACCGAAAGTCCCAAGCTCGTTAACAACGGACAGCACATAGTCTCTGGGAACGATAATATCATCCCCAAAGACACGCACCTGCTGGTAAAAGCGCCTGATGAGCGCCTCACCAGAAAGTGGAGCAACACTAAGCTCCCTTTCTATTCCAAGGAAGACAACGGTCAAGAAGACCATCGCCTCAATTGGAAAGCAGAGAGCTGAACCCATAGAGGCGTACTTGGCCAAACGGATTACTCCGTGACCAGGTACATCAGCCTTCTGTGACCTTACCGCTTGAACTGCCTCCAGCAAAAGAGGCCTTTCAGCGAACAAGGCACGTACATGCTGATTCGAAACACGATCGGACGCATCACTCAAATCGAGTGTTGCAAGGTTACCGCTGAGGGAACCTTGTCGAGCCATCTCCCTATTGGGGTCTTGGTTATCGATGCCGATCATGGAGGAGAGGTAGTTAGTCCTCTCGATTCCATCTCGGATAAGGCCAAAGAGGCCCTGCTGTGCATATTGCATGCAGGTTGGCTCGATGGCGATAATCCGTGGTGTTTTGAGCGTCTTAGGAACTGTGATAACCCGAACGGGTATCTCAGCTCCGGGTTCGAGGAAGTCAAACCTAGTTGTCCTAACACTCCAACAGTGTAGGGCAGCGGATTCGCCATAAGGCTTAGCCGTAACCGAAGACCCATTATAATGGGCATTCGGAACTAGGTAGTCTTCAGCCGGGAAAACCGACTGAAGTCTGGTGGTCCAGGTGCGGGCATTATACTTACCATTACTGGTAAGCTTGTCCGCAACAGCGCCCGGGCCGTGCTTCGGGATTAGCTTCTGACTGGCTAGTTGTTGTTCCAACCAGTCAAAGAGGCCTCCGTATAGCACCTCTGACATACGCCTAAAGTCTGCCTTATAGGCAGGATCAAGGATGGAGTCAGAGAACTTAACTTCCTGCTCACATTGAACATAATCCGACATCGCTAGCCTCTCGCGACCAGGTGTTACAACCTGGTTGGGAGTACCCGAAAGGGACTCCCTCGGGAGGGCGATCTTGCTAAACATCAGCGTAAGCTGGCGGATAGCATAGATTGCTTCGATGTCGGGATCGTCCAATAGTGTGCCACTACAAGGATCGAACACACGTCTATAGAAACCTTGCAGAAATGCAGGGAGCCTATTCCGAGGGCCTGCCGTTTTAAAGGCAGAGCAATCGGACGAGACGACGAGGCCTAAGTCGAGCCATCTTTGGAACGACTTACCTAGGTCCGCCAGGGTTATAGCCAAGAAGGCTAACCCCTCGTGTTCAGTCCGACGGAGGACATATGTTATGTCCTTCGTGGCGCTAGTGCAACATCTTGCAGCCATTTCATTAGCTGCAATGGACCAGAGTGACGTCAGGCTTTTCATGATCCCTCCTTATCAGAGGTGGTCAATCCCTAGCTGACGTCTGAATGTCACCCGGAAATGAAGTACGGCCATACATCAAGCAGAAGGTATGAAACCTTCCACTTTTTGCTTAGGTCGCGCCTCACAATGGGTAACTTCGCGGCATTCCCGGCTAGCAAAAACTGCTACCGGCTAAGAATGCCTCACTGATGAGATAGATCGCGTTGATCACCGCGACGACAATCACTAGGAATTTCCTGGTGAACGTCGTACGCGGATCGTGATCAGCACGGCGCCTTCCAGAAGAGAGAACTCTTCTAGGAGATTGACCTGGGTACCGGGAAGTGGTTCGTCTTTCGACGTCCCTATCTCCTCGAGACTCAGTACTATCTGATGACATGGTGATAGGAGCTGAATGGTGTGCAGGCCCAAGGGAACTTTAGCGGACTTGTAAGTCCGCGGTTCCTCAGGACTCGCCACCGAGCAGCTTCACAATCATCGCGTCCGAAGTCGCAGTGAACAGGGTTTTGAAACCCGTATACACCGCAAGCGCCTCGGCGGCCGTAAAGCCGGCGGGCGGAATGTCAAAGACCATGTAGTTACTCATGGACACTTTGACGTTCTCGGCGGGCTTGAAAGGGTCCGCCGTCAACTTCGCAGTGTCGATCCGCAGGACTCGTCTCGTCCGCTTTCCCATGTCATGGGAGGCGGTCAGGACAATGAGTCCGTCAGCACTCCGGTAGACCGTACCGTCTCCCGCACCCGGCGCATCGCCGGTTCGCGGAAGGGGTGTGGTCACAGCCGAAATGGTGACTGAGAGCGGGTCAGCGAAAGACATCAGCATCACTCCTAGGAGCCCGGTTAGACTCCCAAATTGGCGTTGAAACGCAGAACATTCTTCTGCTACTTGCCACGGGTTAAACCCAAGGCAGCAACAATCGCCTTTTGCCTCAACGACAAGTCGTCGAAGCTCAAGCCGAAACCATACGGAGATGCCTGGATGCGTATCTTAGATTCAGATCTAAGAGTGACGCTAACAGGTCGTGCGTCTGACTGGTAAAATCCAGTCTTACCCACGAATGTATAGGTATAAGTGTGAACAATATGTTCCATCATGTACCCATACAACAAAACCTGGTTATCGATGGCCCAAGCAGTCCAGTTCGATATAACATCGCCTGTATTGCCGAACCAATCGAAAGCCCAGCTCCAAGGAGCCAAGTTCCAGAGAACATCTGGAGTCAGTGAAATACCTAGCAATTTTCTTGCCAGGATAACGTCGCGCGCCAACTTATTCCGAAGCCCATCGGGCGGAGGAACATAGTAGGTAAACGCGCCGCTAAACCACTGACGCTTTGTTCTTGACGAAGAACGGAGCACTTGACCCTTATTGAGATTGAGAAAATCCAAATGAGCTGTCGACATGGAAGGAACCCAAGGGCTCGTATTCCAGTCGATCAGATCAATCGAAGTCTCAGTCTCAACCGGGAAGCTATACTTCCGTCGTACCATCTTGCCTGAATTGCGGGTATAGTCATTGACTATCTTATCCGCATTGAGGATCGACTTAGAAAGTTTCTTCAAGTCGCTCACAAGTGGTACCCATCCGAACTCCCAGTTAAGATATTCGTCTCCGATCGCCTTTCGGCGATCACGATTCGACATACCTTTCCAGGCGCCGAGGACAGAGCCGACAAGATGGGGAATACCCTCCTTGACGACTTCGCCAACGGCTACGGATAGATCGACGGTGGGGTTACTAGGCGAACACCTAGCTATGGCAGTAGCCCCTTTCTCCTCCAGCGTGTCATTGCTGGAAAAGTTGAGAGGTGGAAACTGCATATAGTTCGGAGCAACAGGCAAACAGGGACCAGTAAAAGTATACTGGTGTATCCTGCTGCCATCCCAATATACACTATCGGGAATTGCATCCGTACGGTCAGTGCGTGAAAGTGAGATTGTCGGAGGAATCTCCGAAACAAACTCATACTTCCGCGTGCTGAAAGGTCCGCCGATGTCCCCAAGGAAGCGCCGCTTATCGCGGTGCAACCAAAGTGGATTGCTAACTGAGTCAGTAATCTGACTCCCCTTCAGGTAGGTGTCCAACGTAGCACGGTGATCATAAACGTCCTTTCGGACGAAGCTCAAATCTGACCTTTGCAGGTCATTGAGAGCGTGAACAGACGTGCTCATGGTCGGACCAGCGTACGGGATACTTCTCGTACGGTGATCCAATAAAACCTCCCTTCAGGGCCGGAAAGCATATGGTCCCTAGGGCTGGGAAGCCCTAGATATCATCCAACAAGAACGGTCTACTGCTAAACGCACATGTGCGGACGCCGAGGCGCCCCACACACAATGCACTTAGTCGGGTCCGGAAGGTCATTGACGACCACCGTAACCAGAACGATATCCCCAGTGGGGGCATCATGTTGATACATGGTACTCCTTTCTGGCGATACGCCAGTAGATCATCCTCATAGGATGATGATGAATTGCACTGCGCCCAGGGCCCCTTTCGGG